ATGGGGGTACGATATTCCCCATACAAAGAAGGTGATTTCTTGCCATGCTATCATCCGCTGAAAGCCTTTGTTTTAGGCGAAAAAGATGGTAAACGGTTGCTCAAGGTAACGAGCTACGAGGTAGACCATCTTGAACGTTCTGGCGATGGCTTTGCATGTATGCGTAGTCCGCCTATTGGCCGTCCCGGTGATGTTACCGAGTTTGTCGAAATTCCCTGTGGTAAGTGTTCCGGCTGTCGTCTCCAGCGTTCCCGTGAATGGGCAAACCGTTGTATGCTGGAGCTTGAATATCATAAGTCCAGCTGCTTCGTAACGCTTACTTATGATGATGCTCACGTTCCTATTCACTACTATTCTGATCCGTCGACCGGCGAGGCTTTGCCGAGTATGTCCCTTGTGAAGCGCGATTTTCAGCTTTTTATGAAGCGTCTCCGAAAGAAGTTTGGTGAAGGTATTCGCTTCTTCGCTGCTGGTGAGTATGGTTCTCAGACGTTCCGTCCGCATTACCATGCAATTATCTTTGGTTTGGAGCTTGATGATCTTGTTCCTTACAAGCGTTCAGCGCAAGGTTTTCAATATTTTAATTCTGCTTCTCTTCAGGATGTTTGGCCTAATGGCTATGCTGTTGTTGCTCCGGTGACTTGGGAGACCTGTGCTTATACTGCTCGTTATGTTATGAAGAAGCTTACCGGTCCTGAAGCTGAGTTCTATGAGAACTTCAATATTGTCCCTGAGTTTTCGCTTATGTCTCGCAAGCCCGGTATTGCTCGTCAGTACTATGAAGATCATCCCGACCTATATGAACACGAGTTCATCAACATTTCGACTGAGAAAGGAGGAAGGAAGTTTCGACCTCCGAAGTATTATGATAAATTGTTTGATCTCGATTGTCCGGAAGAATCTGCCAAGCTTAAGGCTGTTCGTCAGAAGATGGCAGCTGAAGCGCAGAAAGCAAAACTACAGAAGACCACACTTAGTTATTTAGACCAGCTCGCCGTTGAAGAACGTAATCAGCTGGCCCGAATAAAATCATTGAAAAGGAGTTGTATCTAATGCGTAAGAAAATGCGTCCCAAGAAAGACAAGAAAGTGTTTCGCCGTACTGCTGCTAAGTCCAAGAAGATTAACATTAACCCGACTGTTTTCCGTGGAGGTATTCGACTGTGAAGTGTCCTTTTGATTATCCCGATTACGATTGTCCTTATGAGGACGATCCAGATTTAAGTTGTGAAGAATGTGAGGTTTTAAAATGAAATACGGTGTTTACTCTATCCGCGATGCCCGCACGGGCTTTCTCCCGCCTACTGTAGATCAGAACGATTCTTCCGCTATGCGGAATTTCGCTCATGCCTGTATGCAGAAGGAAAGCCTTTTGTTTTCCCACATTGAGGATTATTCCCTTTGCAAGATCGGCGAGTTTGATAACGAGACCGGTACGATCTCGACGCAGCTTCCCGAAGTTATTCTTGATGGTACGTCTATTCAGAGAAAGGAAGGTTGACGTAATGTATGATGAAAAGCTTGGATTCTCTACTCAGTATCGTCCGCGAACTCGCTTCATTTCAAATGGAGGTCAGCGCGAAAGGATTCTCTATCAGCCTAAATTTGATGAGAATGGAGTTATGGATCTCGTTGAATCTGGCAAAGAAGACCTTTACGATTTCATTCAATCCCACGCCGAAGCTGTCGATATCCACGTGATTCTTGCTCGATTTCAGAATGGCGACGTTGACGCGCTTTCGCGTGTCCAAGGCGCTTATGGTGATTTCACCAATATGCCCACGTCTTATGCTGAACTTCTGAACAGGGTCAATGAAGGTCAGAGCTTTTTCAATTCTCTTCCTGTGGATATCCGTGCAAAGTTCAACCACAATTTTGCGGAGTTCATGGCCGGTATGGACAAGCCTGATTTCCTCGACAAGCTCGGAATCAAGCCCGAGCGAGAGTCCAGCCAGTCCCAGCAAGAGGAAAAACCGGCTGTTGAGCCTAAAAAGGAGGTTACCGAATGAACCGCAATGTTGAATCTCATTTCGCGCTTAATCCCACGAATATTGATATCCGGCGTTCGACGTTTGACCGCTCGCATTCTCTTAAGACTTCGTTTAACGTTGGTGACATTGTACCTTTTTTTGTTGACGAAGTACTACCGGGAGATACGTTCAACGTGGACACATCAAAGGTTGTGCGTTTGCAGACGTTGCTTACTCCGGTTATGGATAACATCTATCTCGACACGTATTTCTTCTTCGTACCGAACCGGCTTACTTGGTCTCATTGGAAGCAGTTCAACGGTGAAAATACGGAATCTGCCTGGATTCCTCAGACAGAGTATGAAATTCCTCAGATTACTGCTCCTGCTGATAGCGGATGGTCTGTTGGAACTATTGCCGATTATTTCGGTGTCCCTACTGGCGTTCCTAATCTTTCCGTTAGTGCTCTTCCCTTCCGAGCTTATGCCCTGGTGATGAATGAGTGGTTTCGTGATGAAAACCTATCTGATCCGCTCGTCGTTCCCGTCGATGATGCTACTGTAGCCGGTGTCAATACCGGTACGTTTGTGACTGATGTTGCGAAAGGCGGTTTGCCTTATAAGGCTGCTAAGTATCACGACTATTTTACAAGCTGTCTTCCGTCTCCTCAGAAAGGCCCCGATGTACTGATTCCTTCGGCTACGTCCGGTGAATATCCTGTTTTAACTCGGAGTGTTGCACATGATCCCGGTGGCTTTGCTCTTACCGGTGCTTCAGGTCTTAATTTAACTACTGATCGTCAGCTTACGACGAGTGCGTCCACTGCTTTTAAGGCTGTTACTGCTGCTGATTATCAGCATGGTGTTTCTTTCCTGAATCCTGATAGCGGTCAGTCTGTTGGTTTCGATCCTGTTAACCTTTACGCTGTTTCTTCCGGTGGTCTCGGTGCTTCGATTAATCAGCTCCGTATGGCGTTTCAGATTCAGAAGCTCTATGAGAAGGATGCCCGCGGCGGTTCCCGCTATATTGAAATTCTCAAGTCTCATTTCGGTGTGACTTCTCCGGATGCTCGTCTCCAGCGTCCCGAATACCTTGGCGGTAATCGTGTCCCCATCAATATCAATCAGGTCGTGCAGCAGTCGGCTACGGCTTCCGGCGAGACTGCACAAGGTACTGTCACTGGTATGTCTGTCACTACGGATACTCATTCTGATTTCACGAAGTCTTTCACGGAGCATGGCTTTGTCATTGGTGTTATGGTCGCTCGCTATGATCATACTTATCAGCAGGGTCTTGAGCGTTTCTGGTCTCGTAAGGATCGTTTTGATTACTATTGGCCTGTTTTTGCCAATATCGGCGAACAGGCTGTGAAGAACAAGGAGATTTATGCGCAGGGCCCTGCTAAGACGGATTCCGCTGGTGCTGTCATTGATGATCAGGTTTTTGGCTATCAGGAAGCGTGGGCTGATTATCGTTATAAGCCCTCTCGCGTCACCGGCGAGATGCGTTCCCAGTACGCGCAGTCTCTCGATGTTTGGCATCTGGCTGATGACTATTCCGCTCTTCCTATGCTTTCGGATTCGTGGATTCGCGAGGATAAGACGAATGTGGATCGTGTGCTTGCTGTTACGTCTGCTGTCAGCAATCAGCTATTTGCGGATATCTACATCAAGAACCGGACTACCCGTCCGATGCCGATGTACTCTATTCCCGGTCTGATCGACCATCATTGAGAGGTGATTACATGACTACTGGTAAGGATGCTGCTCAGGTTCAGAGCGTGCCGGCTGTCGGAAATTTGGATTCTGCTCTTTCTCGCATTACGAGGACTGCTTCGGAAAACACCGCTAAAAGCGCTCAGATGGCTTCTGAGCAACGCGACTGGCAGGAAAGGCAAAATGCCTTGGCTATGCAATTCAACGCTCAGGAAGCTGCTAAAAGCCGTTCTTGGCAGGAATACATGAGCAATACTGCACATCAGCGTGAAATACGCGATCTTAAGGCTGCCGGTCTTAATCCGGTGCTTAGTGCTATGGGAGGTAACGGCGCTGCCGTTACCTCCGGCGCTACCGCTTCCGGCGTTACTTCTGCTGGAGCTAAAGGCGAGGTTGATACCTCTGCTAATGCTGCTCTTGTGCAAATGCTTGGATCGGTGCTTTCTGCTCAGACCCAGTTGCAAACTGCAAACGTTAATGCACGGACACAGGAAGCAGTTGCAGATAAATACACCGCGATGGAGAAGCTCGTCGCCCAGATTGGCGCCGATGCTTCGAAGTATGGCGCTAATATGTCGTATGCTGCAAGTAAGTACGCAACGGATCAGCAGATAGCGAATCCCAACGGTCCTTGGGGATTCGCTCGTGAGCTTTTGAAGATGGTTTCTGGTGATGAAGGTTCTGCTGGTCTTGGTTCCTCTGGTAAGTCTCTCTTCAATTCCATTACATCTTGGCTTTCGTCTGCTGAAAGTAGTGTGAAGAAATCTGTTATTGATTGGTATAGATGGCTTTTTGGTGGAGTAAATTCCGGTGGATTTACTCACTTAAAAAATGATGGTAAATTCTGATTAGCTCCCGCCCCCAAGCAAAGGCTTGGGGGCATCTCAGGCCCATTACTCTCTTGATGTAATGGGCCTGAGTGACACCAAGCGCAGCCAAGCGTGAGCGCGGCCAGCGAGTTTAGAGCAGTGAAATAGGACTTGACGTATGCACTCCGACAAGCTAAAATGATAAATAGAAGTATGCACTATCGTAAATAAAAGGAGTATATAAATGCTAAAAATAATTGCTAAACTACTCGGAGTGCTTTTCCTGCTCGGTGTCGTTTTTCCTCTTGTGGTGCTGCTGATTTATTCTATTTGGTCTCAGATTCTGTGATTCTGTGATGGGGATACGATATCGCCTATTTGACCCGTTTTTGCAACATTTTCTCCGTTTTG